CAAAGAAGTCCAGGCGCTGCGGCGTGTCGCAGGCATCCGCGAAGAAAGGCCACTCGGCGTCGATGATCTTGTCGATTGCAGCATTGCCTGTCTTCGCCTTCGGAACGATCCCGGTCCCGACTACATTCCCCGCCAACTCTTCAATCGCGCGCGCCGCATACGGATTGTTGCGGATCAGATCGCGGCTCCGGTTGCGAAGCCAGATGAGCGATCCCATCAACTCGACGTTGGCGTCTGTCGAGGCGGCGTACCAGCCATGCGCGCGCCGCCCTGCGGTCGCTCCGTCGTAGCTGAACCGTTGCGCGTGCCGATCCAGATAGTCCTGGGTCAGTTCCAGCGCCACGCGGCTCCGCACCCGTTGCAGAGCGCGCTGCGGCGCAACAACGCCGATGGCTTTGTCGAGAAAATTCATTCAGGCGTGATGCTGTTCGCCAGAAGCGGGTCGAACAGGCCGCAAGTCGCATGTTGGGCGGCTTTGGTAGAGAGATTGGAGTGAAGTGGTTCGAGATGTCCTACGCGCTTCCCGGATGAGAGTTGCGGCTGGCGTCAGCCGACCGGCTGCCTACCCGAACGGCCTACCGAAATACGTGAGCACCCAAAGAGCGACGAGATAGACACTCAGCAGGGACTGGGAGCCCGAGGCTGTTCGTGCCCAACCTACCGCCTTGAGGTCGTATTCACGACGCGTCAGCAACCGCAGCCAGCGCCCGAAGTTGATGTCGCGAAAGCCGATATTGAAGGCCGACATCAGGCTGAAGAACATTGCAGCGCGAAGCACTCGCCACTCCTGCCGCAGCCAGAGGAACGGAAGCTCCCACCTTCTTGCGGCGCGAGGGGTGCGTGGTCGGATTTGTATTCCTTGAGTGTTCGATTTGCCTCGTGACCATCTGGTACCGACAAAATATATGCCGCCCTCCCCGGGGCGGTGCATGAAGACGGCATACACGATTGAGAAAAACAGCCACAGCCATAGAACGATTCGTAAAGGCCGCCCCGGCGCGAACCCGTACTGGCACGTCAGGTCGAAGGCGACACGCTTGAACCAGCGCTCGATTGGTGGGCTCAGTTCGGTCTCGCGACGATTGAGCGCATAGGTAATCGCTCTTTCCTGTTCCCTGAATCCAGCATCCTGGAACTGCTTGCGTAGTTGGGCTAGAGGGCCTGGGTTGGACCTATAAGTCATTAGCTCAAGATGCCGCGCTTCGGACAGATACTCTGGCCTGGTAAGGCTATGCGGCTCGAATACTGCCCCGCCCAAGTCGGCATTTGTGAAGCTCGCGTCTGTCAAAAAGGCCCCGGTAAGGTCCGAGTTACTCATGTCGGCATTCTTCAGGTTGGCAGAGACAAGGGCCGTGGGGGCCAGAATTGCGCTGCTGAGGTTGGTCCTCTCCAGATCGGCCTCCTCCAGCATGTAATAGCTCAAGTCTGCCCGGTGAAGATTTGCTCCCTTCAGTGCTGAATCCCACCAGCCTTCCAACCCACGCTTGCGCTCGGGTGTCAGCCACCGTTTGTGCTCCTTCGCGATGTCGTCGAGGTCCAAGCGTGACCTGACCTTGCCATCCCGGTCCGTCCATTTCCCGTCCCATGGCTGCTGTGCCAGTGTTGGGATAGTGGCGGAAAGGCAAAGCGAAATTAAGATTAATCGAGAACCAACTCCTGTGCGCCGCTTCATGCCGCCCCGAAAAACGCGTCGTCAAACCGACGATTATAGATCACAATTATCAACCGGGAAGATCGAGCCGAGCTTACCACCGGTCATAGAGCGATGGACCACCCGGGCCGTCTCCGCGTTTGTGCTGCGCCAGCGTGGTGCGGCTTCCGCTCTTGCCGCTGGCCTGGCGGATGTCCTCTTCGATCTCGGCCTTCGCCTTGCGGAGTTCGTCAACGGATCTGTACGTCACCTCGCGCCCGTCCGGGAACCGGACCCGCAACGTGGGATTCCCGAGGGCCTGGTTGATCGCGTCGAGATTCGACTGCAACTGTGGAACCGTCAAAGCCATGTCATCTGCCTCCAAACCAATTGCGGCGCGGTATCCATTGCTCCGCGCGCTCGAACGGCGCAGGGATGTGCACTTCGTTTTCCTGCGGCTCCGCTGGCTCTGGGGGCGGAACATTTGCCGCAACCACCGTCGGCGGAATCGTCTTCGCTCCCTTTCGCCGCGAGCCAGCCATCTTCGCGAAGCGGTCGCAGTGGACGCCCAGCTTCAAACCGCTGGCGTAGAGCGCCTGCAACGCGGCATAGGCATACACGCGGCAATCGAGGGCCTCGTTCCGCGCGGCAGGAGGCTTCCGCCATTCCTGCTTCGGATAGCCGTTGTGATAGCGCGTGAACTTCCGCTCGGCGGTGAGTTGATCGAAGTACTCCTGGTCGCGCCCAATCGGGAAGTGGCAGTAACCCGGCCCGACCTCGCCGATCTTCAGCCGGTCGTAGAGCGCCGTCTTCGCTGCGTCCACACCGACCATGAAGAATGGCGTCTGATTCTTGCGGCTGGGCTTGCGCGGCCAGATCGGCGACTCGCCCGCGCGTCCCTTCACCGCATACACGCGGCGCGCATAGCGGTCGCGGGTGAACCGCAGCACCGTCGCATCCTTGAACCCGCAATCGATGCACGCGGCCACGATCCGTAGCGTCTGACCGGAGTCGTGCAGGTGCTCGGCAAGGAGCAAGCCTTCGAGGTGATCCCACACCTCGTTGCGCATCACGTCGCCGGGAATCACATGGTGCGCAATCGACCAGGACTCCTCGTCGCGGCCCCAGCCCACGATCTCGACTTCGAGGCGGTCGGCCTGCACATCGACGCCCGCCGTGATGAGCGCGACGCCGTCGGGCGCCTCCGCTTCAAATGGCTCGCAGCGATTCCACAACGCCCGCGCGTCGGTCGGCACCTCGTGGTTCTCTTCCCACAGTTCCGCGAGGACCGTGTTCATGAATGCCTTGAGCGTCTCGGGCGATTTCTTCGCCGCGACGAACTCGGTGGCAATCGAACCCCACGGGCGCTTCAGCGAGATCAACTGCGAGATGCGGAAGCCCGGAATCTGTGAGGAAGGGTTCTGCGCGCGATACTCGCCACGCTCGACCATCCACGCCTTCTGGTGAGGAGGAATCAACTCGCGGCAACCAGCGCAACGGTACATCGCGTCGTCGGGTAAGTCCTCGGGCCACACCAGACCGGGCCCCGTTCCATCGCCCAGCACGAGCACCTGGTAGTGACTGCACTTCGGGCATGGTACGAAGAAATCGCGCTGGTCGCTTTCTTTCCATGCCATCTCGATCCGGCTGATGCCTTTGACCGTCGGCGTCGAAGCCATGACGATCTTCGTGTTGTGCTGGAACTCCGCCGTCCGCTGGATGGCCAGGGAAACCGGGTCGCCTTCCGTGCCTGCGCTCGCCGGGTACCGGTCCACCTCATCGAGCAGCGCATAGCGGATCGGCCGCATCGCCAGACCCGACGGCGAGATCGCTCCGGTGAACGTGATGTGTCCAGCGCCGTTAACGAACACCTTGTGCAGCGTCGTGTTGTTCGAGTCGCGCGATTTGACGGGCGCGATCTTCCCGCGCAGAGCAGGCGTGCTCCGAAACATAGGAGCCACACGATCCTTCGAGAGCGCCTTGGCGTCCTCAGTGCGCGGTTCGACCACCAGCACCGGACCCGGATCGACATCGGCGATGAAGCCGAGGAAGTTCAGGAGAACCTCGGTCTTCATCATCTGCGCCGCCGACAGCAACACCACCTGGCGGCAGGGGTGGCCGGGACTGAGCACGTCCATCGGCTCACGCTGATAGGAGCGAGTTCGCCACTGGCCCCGCTCGGCGGACGCACCGCCTGTGAGCACGCGGTTCTCGTCGGCCCACTGCGAGACCAGGATGTCGCGCGGCGGCAATATGGCTGCCGCTCCGACTTCGTGAATGGAGAGTGGCGTCATCTTTAAAGACCCGCGTCCGCGACGGACTTACTTACCTTCCGCAGCACCGCTGCAACCTCAGCGGCTAGCATGCGGTGAATCGCCTTCTCGTCATCGACGGCAGCGAGCATCGGCGATATACGATCCGGCATGGCCATCAGGCCGTCCTTGACGATTGACGAAAAGGTCGCGGCGTATTCGGAGGCGCGCACTGCCGGGATCAGCTTGCCCGCGCGCTCCTCGTATTCCAGTTGGGCAGTTCGCGCCGCGAAGCTCTCTTTGACTGCGCGCGCCCGCAGGTACGCGGTAACTGGATCTCCCGATCCAACCGTTGACTCATGCACCGGCGGGAGGCGATCAGACGATGCGGCGCTCGGCTTATGGATCGTCTGCCCGGCGAACGTATTCTTCGCCCAATCCTGGTTGGCGCGCTCGGGATCGATGGTCCCGTCGGCGAGCGGCGTAATCCGCTTGCTGGAGATTGCCTTCTGAACGGCGGTCAGGCTGCACCCGCGCAGCCGCGCGTAGGCTCTGAGAGAAATCCCCATAAATTGTGACTAATCCGCTTGCCTTAGAAGCGCACCGGAGTGATGAATGTGGTGCGGGCACACCGCGCAAACTACTGAACGAAAAGGATTAAGACCATGCGAACCTTCACGATTGAAAACGACAACAACAACATCACCATCCACGCTTCCGCCCGAGAGGCCGAAGGCGTCCTTGACTCCGAGCGCTTCGCCACCGAAGCCGAACTGGCCAGCCTGGCCTCGAACTGGCAGTCGGCCCGCCTCGTAGAGATCTGGAACAGCCTGCCGAGCGCCACACCCGTCAAGAAGTTCACGGATCGCAAGACCGCCGTAAGCCGGATCTGGAAAGCGATACAGGCGCTTGGCGGAGCCCTTCCCGCCACGACCAGCGAGCAGCCCGAAGCCGAGCCGGTATCCAGCCCGGAGGCCGAGGTTGCCGCGCCCGAAGCGCCACACGCGCCCGACGCCGCGCCGGAGGAGGCTCCTGCCACCAACGACGCCACCCCGACTGCCGAGACGCCCACGGCCAGCCCGGACGAAAAGCTGCTGCGCCTCCTCGCCCGAACCTTCGCCGGACTCACGCCCGAGCAGACGGAATCGAAGTGGGACGACCTGAAGAGCGCGCTCGCCGCGCGGCCTTCCGTAACAGCCCGCACGCCGGTCGCGAAGTCCGAAGGATCGCGCGAAGGCAGCAAGACGAGCCAGGTGATCGAGATGCTGAAGCGCGAAGGCGGCGCGACTTTGGAAGAGATCATGACCCGGATGGGCTGGCAGAAGCACACTACGCGAGCCCTGCTGAGCGCGGGCGGATCGCTGACGAAGAAGCATGGCCTGACCATCGCCAGCGATAAGGTCGGCGACACCCGGACCTACTCCATCAAAGCCTGACCTGAACATGAAACCTTGCCAGCCGCCGGATTCCAAACGTCCGGCGGCTTTTTTCGTTTCGGGAGCAGAATTCACTTGATCCGTTCGGCAACCAGAGTGATTAATCGTCATGCAAGGAGAACCACTATGAAGAACACAAAAAAGACCGCCGGAACCGACTACAGCGAGAAAGCCGCGATCTCGCGAGACCTTCTCAAACGAATCGCCGCACGCCTTTCCGACCACCA